AATGTACATATGTTATATAATTATTTAACGATATGCTACGAAATACTTAGATGAACTCTTTATGTTTACTTCGTTATGAAATACGGAATCTATATATACACTTCCGGTTTTAATTGCGATGTATCCCCCTGCGGAATTAGTACCTGATTGCTTCCCGCCAATAAGATGGAAAGTATATGAACCACTGCTAAAATCAAAGCCCGCACAAAGTATTTTTGATAACACATATACATTATTATTGGCCCCGTAAATAATACCAACATAAATCTCTTTTTTATCAGCCGGGAATTGAGTGGTCGCAGTTGCAGGGATGTTCGTTTCTATAAGAGTCCAATCTAGCCGATTAGCCAAATTCCTATTTAGTGTATTAATCCCCAGTGCCTCCTTGAGGTTTGCTATTGTTATTTTTCTAGGGGATGTTGCCCCTATCGGCATAACGTCCGTATCTGCCGCTGTAGTCTGTTCTGTAAGTTCGCTTAACCATTTTACGATTCCTGAAAACGGTGTACTCATATTGTTTCTCCTTTCTATGCCATTGCAATCCAGTTAAGCCCGTATGTATACGCGCTGGCTCCTCTGTTTGTTATCCTGGCTGTAAATCCTATCGTTGTTACGTTATATACTGCTACTTCACCTGTGGCTGTTGACTGTACTGGAGTTACTACGACCGTAGGAACTGATGAAAATGCTGTAGGGAATGTGATCGTGACAGTGTTATTGGAAGAGCTATTTACTGTCACTCCACTTACGGCTCCCTTTTGTATCGTTGGCGTTTTTTCCAATTTTGAAAGTTCGTCATATCCTAAATCATAGAACTTACTTCCATCATAAAAACTTAGCGCATCAATTGACAGCATTGCATACCGCGCACCAATGCTATTCGTATAATCAAGTCTTATTGCCCGGTGTCCGTAATCCGCTGACCCACTCCCCTGTATTTCTCCCGTGGAATTAGATACCATATCATATTCCATTCTCAAGGGGTTGCTTCCTGCCTGTGATTTTGAAAGTTTTGTATGTCCTACATCTATTCTGCCTGTTCCGGCAGGCTCTTCCCACGCTATGTCAATACTGCCGGCCGTGACCGTCCCAAGATTGGCGGTTATAGCTGATAAATTATCTGTATCTATGTTTTCTGCACTAAAGGTATTTATCCGCCACATATATCCATTCCACCGGTAAGTTGTTCCTTGCAAAAGTCCTTCTCCCGTCCCGGTATTCTTCCACAGCATCCCCTCATATTTTTCTGTTGGTGCTGTGTCAGATTCGATTATTCCTGTTGGCTTACCATCACTTAATACTGCAATACTTTTTACACCAATGAGAGTATCACCGACGTAAAACCTGCAACGTAGTTGAACAACGTCTGTAAATCCAGAGCCAAGCGCGTTACCGTCCGTATCACCAATGGCGTTACCGTCCGTATCTCCCATCATCCATAACATATAATATTTTACTGCTTGTTCATCTTGAGTTGATTCATACGCGGTAGTCCATGTACTACCGTCAACCGTTTCTTCAATTATAAATTTTCCAGAAAGTGGGTGATTTTCTACACTCTCCCCAACTCGGTAAAAAGCTGAAAACTCTATATATGGACTGCTCAAATTTCCCTCAAGCGAGCGGCGAATAATGTCTTCTGAGGATTGCAAAATAAATATACGTCCTGTACCATCGTCTACATTGCTTACTGTAACCTCATAGGACCCTCTTATTGTTCCAGTGTTGTCTGTTGCCGTAAAACGGAATACTGCTTTGTTAGTTATAGTATCGGCATTTATGGATATTGATTTTCCAGTTGTTAAATATATATCATCCTTCGCCCATCTAATTATCAGACTATCCGTCATATCTTTTCCAACATCCATAACGGAGGCTGTCAAGGTTGTAGTACCTTGACCGTTTTTGAACACAATACCGTTATCCGTTAAGATGGTGCAGGTATAAGTTTTGTTTGCTTCTATAAGGGCGTTCATAGCTGCCAGCAGAGACGGGTCTATCTGGCTTTGCAGTTCCTTAAAGTTGTCAAAAGTAGTCTTGTTTAGTGCAGGATTCGTGAAGCTCCTTATCTGCTCTGTTACCCTTGCTTGTAGATATAATGGAGGGTTCCATTCTTCATCTGCAATGGATACCGTATCCCCGATGCCAGTATCAAAATACCCGTCAACCTCATATTTCACTTGCGGTACACAGTTCTTCTTGAGTTCTGCCAGAGCTTGCCCATACAGCATGTTTACATTGTCAGTGTCATAATTCCACACCTGGGCGATATACCGCTCATTTACATTTGCCGTGGTATTAGACGGGAATCTATCTCTCGCTTGTACGGCGTAGATATTTCTATTCCCGGATGGTGATGTGTACTCAACGTTGCCGTCAGCGTCATATTCCGTTTTGTTAAGGCTGGAAACCGTAAGACCGTCCCTGCCTATTGGCCTTATGGCTGTGTATAAGCCTGTTATATCGCTTGTTTTAGTAATTCCTGATACATCCTTACCATACCTTAGTACAAGCTCTGTACGGTCAGTTCCAACCCCTTGCACAGTGTCGGTGTGCGCCTGATATACATTCATTACAATTCTATTTAAAGAGTAGTCATCATTTAGGTGCGGGACAAATTCCAGTTCCGCATCAAACACCGTTGCCAGAGAATAGAGCCTTGCAAGCATGGTGTCCGTCCCGGTCCACTCGCTCTTAATTGACTTGTTGGATACCTCATTAATCCCCAGAGTTACTACTTTTTCAAAATCGAAGGTATCCATATACTGCGCGAATGTCATTGCGTTGGCCGCTGCATAAGCATCCTTTTGCTCATTAAGCAGCTCAAAATTAAGGGAATAGGCCGTGACCTCTATTTCCACCTCATTTTTTATTACCTGTACGATATTAAAATAATAATCCCTGCCATTATACCGGAATGCCAGTTTATTCCCCTCTACGAGATATTCAGAATCGGAATGCTTTGCATTAACCTTAAACGTGTATGTGTTGGCAGAGCCTTTCAGGTATTCCTGCAGCTCATCATCGTAATAGTGCAAGGCTTTGGGTGCACGATTGTCCAAATAAGCGCACACGTTATCGTATGCGCTCAGTATTGCTATTCTTACGTTGTCCATTATAGATATGCCTCCCTTATCCTTGCTTCTATCGTTGGTGCCGGGGCGGAAAAGTCCGAATAGTAAAACTGAACCTTTGTTTCTCCTGGTGGTGCAAGGAAGTAATTACTCCCTGTTATCTCTTCGCTCGGTATCCCGTCCACGTATGCTTTTGTGGTTTCCCCATCTATGTACAATACACTTCCGTTTCGGTATCTATTGGGGATGTCGTACCAGTAGTTTACGTTGTTCTTTTGGAATACCATATTTTTAAAATACATCCGGTGTACAAGGCTCCCGGAGCCCCTGGTGCCATACTGTCCAAGAAATATAGTAAGTGTCAACCCCTTACGACTTGCTGCGGCCGGGACTCTTACGGAATATGTTTTCCCTCCGAAATAGAAGTTAAATAACTCCCCGGTTTTGGTTATGCTAATCCATCCATTGGCCTGATTGGTAACAGACTTAGAATTAGGCTCGTAATATATGCGGTGCTTCTCCTGTAGCTGTACCTGGGTAATAACCCTTGCCGTGTTATTGGTCGTAGAGTCCTTCATGATGTGCATAGATGCCAGATGGTTCCCGCTCTCGTCACCGATAACAAACTGCAATATTCCGGTCTGTGCTACTGTTCCGGTTTCAAACCATACCCGCGCCTGCGCTAAAAAGTTCTGTGCTCCTGATGCTCCGCTGGAATCCGCTGGAATAGTCATTGTCTTACTTGCGCCATGCCATGTTGTTCCACTCCCTGCTCCTCCAAGTGCCAGGTAATCATAGTACGTGGCCCAGGTTCCATTTGTGGGGAAATTATCTGTCAGTACTCCGCCGCCGTTGGTCATGGCGTTAAAATCAGAAGCCTTGCTGTAATTAACAAGCACCTGCGACTTGGTCCGTATCTCCTTGTCCAGCTCGTCCACATATCCATACTGCATAGCTCCGTACTCGGATACAATGCCCACATAGCCGTTCTCGTGGTTGTGGGTGATTTGGTAACTTATTGGTACTTCTGCGGTACCGTTATTGACTATGGTTGCTTCCATAATGCCATTGCTGTTCAGTGAGGCAGGGAATACTTTTTCTACGGTCGAGTGAGCCAGTCCATCCGGGACAAGGAATGTAATGGAACCGTTGCTTCTCAAGTAATCTTCATCAAGTGTCTGATTCCCGCTCAATATGGCTTCATAATATAGTTCTGGTTCGTCCGAAAATATAAGTTTTTTCGGCTCTGTAGAATGAATAATACCAGCGGTATCCCTTCTAAAATCACTCAATCCTCTTGCTGTATAATTTTGCCTACTGAATTCAATCGTTATGGATGATTCTCCGTGAGTAGAATAAAGGAATGCTACGCCGTTACGGTTGCCGATTGTCTGTGTGTTATTATTAATTGGTGGTGTCAGATTCCGGTTAATTTTCGTAATTTCAACCGGAATAACAACACCGTCAAATGATGCTTTTAGCAATCCCATTATCTTCTAACCCCCTTATTTATCATATCCATTAGTTTCTCTTTATCATTTATCAAGGATTGTGTGTACGGGACTGTCTGTTTCGCCCATTCCCTTCCATCTGTAACCATAGCAAGATTTAATGTTATATTGATATCTTTATCCCCGAAAAATTCAAGTGCTGCACCCAGGAACAAATCTTTCATTTTATCTATTGGTGCGATTGCTTCGGGTCCTGCCTCTCCTGCACCCCCAACTCTGCCATTCCCAATATTGAATAACGCTGGTTTAGTTAATATTCCTCCATCCTTAAACCACCTAACATCAAGTTCCGGTATACTTGGAAAAATATCCGACAAGCCAATATCTCCGATGCCATCTTCATATCCTGTACCTCTATAAGCCGCTGCAAGACTCCCGTATCTGGACACCGCGTACCGGATGGATGCCAGCATATTAGATAGCGGGTCCCATATGTTAGAATCGTATCCAGACATTGCATATGCTCTAAATGTAGGGTCAATGACCTGCATAAGCCCCTTAGATGGGATACCGTTTTGAGCGTTAATATCCCAATTATTAATTGCATTGGGATTACCGCCGCTCTCTGTCTGCATCTGGTACAATAACCTTGTAAGGTTCGCCTCGGAGTACTGCCCGGTCATTCGCAAAGCTTTCTCTGCCAGCCCTCTCCACTGTTCAGTTCCTGCACTCGGATTGTAATTTACATTGGACTGTGTATCAAAAATCCCTTTGATAAAATCTACAACTCCTTCATATACGCTACTCACTGCTCCCGTAGCCACAGATAGCCACGGTTCCACGATGCCGGACAGGTCTGTAAACTTGTCTAATGCCATTTGGACTATTTTAGTCGGGTGTGAGATGTAATCCCATATATTACCTGTAAAACTGCTTATGGATTCCCATACGCCGCCGAAAAAGTCTCCTATACCACTTGCAAAGTGTGGTAGTGTTTCCAAAAAACTCTTCGTTTGGTTTGCTGGCATAATCTTCGTGCCTTTTTCCATAGGCAGCACGACATCTCTACCCTCTGCAATAAAAGGACTTCCTTTAGGTGGTACGATTAATTCTTTGTATGTAGAGCCTTTCTGGTCGTTTACAATTCCAATGGTATCTTTCTGTAATCCTCCGGTTCCTTTGGCAAACTTATGAGCTTCTATATTCCACGGGTCAAAATGCTTTTTAGATCCCACCTTTTCAAGTATCCAGTTGACACCACTGATTACGCCATTAATAGCATTCCCAATTGGTTCAATAATCCCATTTGCAATCCCTTTGACGATGCCTCCAAGAGTATCCTTTAAAGAGTTAAACCCATCTTTTATATAGTTCCACACAGATGAAAATACTTCTGTTGCCTTATTTTTTATGCCGTCCCAGATGCCGCCAAGAGTATCTTTAATAGATGTCCATACACTTGATACAGTATCCTTGATTCCATTCCACGTGGTAGAGAAAAACTGTGCTATAGGTGTAAAGATGGCCGATGCTTTCCCGCTTATCCAGTCCCATGCGGATTTTAAGGCAAACTTAATAACTTCCCATGTGGTGTATATAACCGCATAGATAGCGTAAAACACACCCTCAACAATGCTTTTAATAAGATTTAACGGTACTTCAAAGATGCCGTATATCGTATCCCAAACACTTTTAAAAAAATCAATTATACTGTTCCATACATCAGATGCCGTTTGTGAGATTCCTTCCCATATACCAGATAACCAGTCTGTAAACGTCTGCCATTTATCCGTAAGCCAATCTGTTATTGCACCCCAATTTTTTATAACAACTATTATAACTGCTATAGCAGCGGCTACTGCTGCGACTATACCGATTATGGGGAGTAAAGAAATTTCCATTAATGATAAAGCTCCGCCTAAAGCTGCAAATGTAGCTATAACAGGTAAAAGTACTGCAACCAAAGCACCTATTCCCGCAACTACTTCTATGAATGTTCGTACTGGCCCCGGAAGTTCAGCGAACATTTCCGGAAGTTCAGCGAACATTTCCGAAAGTTCAGCCAAGAATTCAAGCACGGGCGAAAGTGCCTCCTGAATATCTTTCCCTATAGGCTCAAATGCTTCTTTGAGCTTGTTTAAATCCCCTTGCATCTTCTCACCGGGGGTCTGTGATGCCATGTCCGCGGCTTTTCCACTTACGTTGTCGAATTCATTGCCGATATCAAATAGGGCCAGTGTAGCGTCAATCCCCAAATCTTCAAACATTGTATTTAAGTTCGATAGTGCCGCCTGTCTATCCTCAATCGGCATGTTTCTCAAGTCATCCCCAACCGAGTCAAATACATCTTTCGTGGTTGCTTTCCCTTCATTCCATTGCTGGAACATATCCCTCGTACTTTGAGAATAAGAATCAAGGCTGGCTTCAAATCTCCCATCACCCAACATGATTTGAAATTCTTTTACAGAATCTGCTACCTTATCGGTATTAAAAGCCCCTGCCTCCATACCATTGTTCAAGATTTGCATGAACTCGTTCGCACTCATTCCCGCTTGCGAAAAATACGGTGCATATTCATTCAGAGTATCCAAGAAATCATTTTGCGAATTTAATCCGTTTTGATATCCAGCGGCGATTAAATCAAGTGAACCCTGCGCGGAAAGTCCGAAATTTTGCATGACTTTTTTTGCCGCATTTGTATTTTCTTGTACATCTGTCCCGGTTGTGCCTGCAATAGACATAATTTGTCTGGTAACTTCGGATAAATCAGTATCGTTCAAATCTTCAAATGCCTGTTTTGTTAATGTTACCGCCTGTGTAGCTTCTTCCACAGAATCAGTTACACCAGATTCGAAAACATTTCTAATTACTTCTCCTGCTTTCTCGGCTTCACCGTCTGTTAGCCCAAGTGCCGATTTTATGCTGGCTGTAGAGTCCTGAAATTGTAAGGCTGTCTCCTGGGCGTTCTTACCAAGTTCAATAACCTTTCCTCCTAAATCAGCAACAATCTGACCAGCCTCCATCAGGTTTCCAGCAGCAACACCCTTTCCAATTCCGTTTAAAGATTCCTCTGCTCCGTCTGAACTGGATTCAAGCTGCCCTAGTGATTTTCTCACTTCGTCAATGCCGTCATCATCTATTCTATTAAGTGCGTTACGCATTTCGGATAGGTCTGCATCTGCCCCCAGTGCTGCCTTTCCGATTTTGTTAATGGCTACTGTGAGGTCATCCGAATTAGCCGTCCCATTTCTTAATGCATTTGTGAGCCTATTCCCTAATACATCTTGGAAATCATCCAGACTCTTTCCTGTAGCATCTAGCAACGTATTTAGCTGCTTTGTGCTGGACTGTAACTTTTCCTGTTCCACCTGCATTCTGTCCATCTGCGTTGTGTATGATTTCAGGGACTGTTCGGTTTCTGCTAATGTTCGCTGGAACTCCCGATACTCTTTTTCTCCGATGTCCCCGTTCTTGAACATCTTTTCCACTTCGCCCTGCGCCTGTTTGAGCGCACCCAGCTTCGTTTCCGTGTTTTCTATGGACTCCGCAAGAATCTTCTGTTTTTGAGCGAGTAACTGCGTATTGCCGGGGTCAAATTTTAGCAGTTTATTTACCTGCCCCAATTCTTTGTTAAGGCTTGCAGATGTCTTTTCCGAATCTTTCAAGGCTTTATTCAAAGGGCTAGTGTCAGCACCGAATTGTATAGTTATACCTTGTATTTTTTTACTTGCCATTTACTCACCTCCTTTAGAATAAATCCATGTCATCTTGCGTTGCTTTGCGAACGTTGGATTTCTTTCCATTTTGTTTTTTCTGACTGTCAACATATTCTTGTATGAAGTCTAGGCAATCACCGATTGTCATTTCTTCCATTTCTTCTGATGTCAGCCCAACTTGTTTACATACATAAGAAAAGGATTCTACCGTGAATACTTCTCCACTGGATGAATCCTCATCATTTAATTTTTTTTTGTGCCTTGTATAGTTCCAGAAATTAAATCTTTTATTTCTGTCATAATCTCTTTAATGGGGAATGTTTCGAAACCGTCAAGCCACTCCTGCGGCTCCGGTATCGCCCTGTCCGCAGACTTTGCCATTGCCCAAACAATGTCATAAATTACTTCCATATCTAAATGCTCCAGGTCCTCATAGCTTAAATCAGCAAGAAAATCTTTGCCTTTCTTAGTGCTGCCCATTGATTTAGATATTTTCATCAAATCTGCAAAGTAATCCCTTCTAAACTGTGCCTTATATCGCTTTGGGAGTCCTGCTCCTGATTTGAGTTTTACTGGTTTATCATCTATATAAATTGTTTTTTCCAATTGATTCCCTCCTAAAATAGCGGGGATTTCTCCCCGCATGAATATTAGCCCTCTGGTGTCTCTGGTGTCTCGGTTACCTCATATACACTGACAAACCAGTTATCGTATACGGCCTGTGTAACGTCATTACGGGTATTAGCCTTAACATTTCTCGTGTCCGGTCTTGGGCTTGCGATAATCGCAAGGTCGGATGTATTAGGCTCTCCACTATCCTTTGTGGTAGATGACACAGACGCGCGGTCTGCAGAACAGTAATACATAACGTGCCGCACTGCTTTAACATCACCCTGGAATTCGAACAGCAACGCAAATTCATTTCCTTTTGCATCTGCATTCTCAATCATAACTCCGTCTGCTGTTTTGGTTTCTCCTAGTACATCAATCTTAAATTCATCCGGTACTCTTGCTATATTCAGTGTACCCTCATACCCCTGATTGTTTTTACTTCTGTAATAGTCAATGTCATCCGCTTTAAATTTAACCATGTCCCCACTCTTATCTAAGGTAAGTGACACAGAGCCAGGAATAGGCTTCGGCGTTCCAAATGTTAATTTGCCATCTTCCCCCACCGTTACCACGGCATAATGCGTGTTTCTTAATCCAAATTCAACCTTATTTTCTGTTGTTGGCATAATTTGTTACCTCCTATATTTTAATTTCATATGCTTTTAAATACATATCTTCGGAATCTAAAAAATCCTCGTACGTTCTGTACGGGATTTTATTATCGTTTAATAGTCTCTTTACTTTTGCTTCTAACGCTAAGTCCTTCATTTTGCTGTAGACCTCAATTGTAACGGCATACCCTTCAGAATATACGGTATCATCAGCCAAGAATCCGATATCTTCATCCGCATAATACACAAGATAAGGAAGAGAGGGCGCATCTCCAACTGGCCAGTGATGATAAATGACTGGTATTTCTAATAAATCAAGCAATTTCTTTAATTCCGGTAATGTCACCCCTGTACCCTCCTTATTATTTCTTGCTCATACTTTTCTATGGCTCTTTCCTCTGCTGGCGCAATGTGCGGTTTTCCTTGCACTCTCCCGCCATTTTTCTTCGCATGACCTTTTTCCAATAAATGCGTAAGGCTTGATGTCGGGTATTTGTTAAATACTATTGCGCCAGATTCATACGATTCATAGGTCCAATTTTTATAATAATGTACACCCTTTCGTCCGGGTCCGACTGGACTGTTCTCTTTTAAATCTTCTGCAGTAAGTTTCGCCACTTCTTCCGCTGCTTCTTTAGAATTCACTTCCACATCCTCAACATACTGATGTAACGTTTTTTGGATTTCCCTCGCAAGGTCTTCGGCTCTGATTTTATTAGCCACTCTTATCACCAAGCCTTTCTATGCAAGTAAGCTCCAACTCTTCAAGGCTCTTATGATACGTTTTTAGGACTTTCAACTTTTTCCCATCGAATTCCACATAGTTCTCGTTATTGTACTCGTATGGGTGCACTACGAGGATTTCAGACACTTCAATGTCATTCTGTCCAGCCATATAAAACTCTTGCCGTGAGATTGGCAACTTTGAACAAAAGACCGTTGTTCTTTTTTCTTTCGGAACTTTTTGTCCTAACGCATCTGTTTCATAACCATCTACTCCAATAAGTGTTACCTCGTTATCCCATGTCAGGCTCATCCGCTTCACCCGCTTTCTGGATAATCAAATTTTTCAACCGGAATTGTATGCTTCGCGGCGTGGTTCCATCTTCCGGGTGCTGATACTTCCATGTAACCCAATCCAGTACAAACATGATATGGTCGGCTTTATCCTTATCCAACGTTATCCTGTGGATATTCTCGCAATCGGCTACAATGCCATCAATCAGGGCATTTAAAAGGGAATCTCTGATATTTGTAGAGATTCCCACTCTTGCTTTAAGTAAGGGCAACACAATGGTTTTCATTGTTACACCCCCTTATTTTTTCTTTGGGTGGACTCTTTGCAAAAACCCTTCTGCTTCTAAGTCGCGTACAGCGGTTGCTCGTTTCTCCGTAATGTCGATAATCTCGCCCGGCACAACATTTTTTCCGGTTCCTTTTACATTCGGGTCATCACGCAAAAGGAACGGTTTCTTTACTTCAAATTTCATAATAAACCTCCTTAACCCTCTGTCTCTGGTGCGTTGGTATATGTAATATAGAATCCTGCATCAGAATCAGTTTTCTTCACATCATAACGAATCATACCAGCAAGAAGCTGACCATAAATCTGATTGTCTACCCACTGTACACTTGCCTGTTTGCGGTCAAAGTATGCACAGAATGAATTTGCATCTCCAACAAAGCCTACTAAGTTTCCTGCGGTTGTGCCGATCATGTCATCGTCCAGCACAATTACTTCTTTACCAAGAAGAACTTTACCGCTCGTAGCTGTGATGGAATCCTGCAGCAAATATCTTCCATTTTTATCTTTCAGTTTGTCGAGTTCAGCATACAATGAAGCTGAGACAATAAATTTTACCGGGTAAACCTTTTTAATATCTTTGTTGATAAGGTCTTTCAAGCCATCAATTCCCGTAACCGCTTTAGCTGTAGCTGTTTTCAATACAGCAGCGATATCGGCATTTGAAGCATTTCTTGACTGGTCATTAATCTCATCACGGATGAGTCCAGTTACGTCATAATCTGCATCGTCAATAACTTCCTGAGATACCGGGATATAACCTCTTCTTGTCTCAACACTGTAATCTACCTTTACAATTACTGGGTTCGCCAGCTTCGGGTTTGCTTCTAACTCTGCAACGGTTACCATCTTACCGCCGGACTTAGAAATTACCGGGTATTTCCCACTTGCACTGTTCACAGAGACACGCTTAACATAGTTTCTCAGGTCAACCACATCTTCCGGTTTAATTTGCGGTGTAAGTAATTCCTCTGGAATGAGAGCACCACCTTCTACAGATGTGAAGTCTCTTGTCTGTCCTTTGGATTTTACATACCCATTAATGCCGCTTCTCACTTCTTCCAGCTCATCTTCGTTTCTTTTTCCCATTTCTTTTTTCCTTTCTACTTTGTTAGGTGGCTGCTTTGCGTTCAGCTTTTCAAGTTCTGCCCTGAGTTCATCAAGTTCACCTTCCAGAGCTGCTCTCGATTCCTCGTGACTGTCTTTTTCGGATGTGAATTTCTCTATTGCAGCATCAACGGCCCTTTTCTCTTCATCCGTCTTAGCTTCATCAATAGATTTTTCAATTTCCTTTTCTCTGGTTTCAAATTCTGCATCTTTCCCCCTCAAGGCTTCAAGTGCATCCTCTTTGTCTCCAATCTGCTTTGCTAACATAATCTGTCTTAATGCCATTATTTTGTTACTCCTTTCATTCTTTGGTGCCGCTCATGTTTCCACTGTTCGGCCTGTTTTTCTCTGTATTGCTCCACTTCACTATGTCGCGCTTGTACCCCGGTATCTTCATAAGCCGGGAAGGTACAAACAGACACCTCATGCACGTCAACCTCTCTAAGTGTCCATTTTACAGTCCCATCATCTCTCCATTCAGTTTCTTCATCCAGTATTCGGAATCCAAAAGAACACTGGTCTACGTCACCGCGCTTTACACGCTCGTACAGATTTACCGCGTCAGAGTCATTTTCATTTATAACAATCTCCCCCCACAGGCCTCTTGAATCTGCTTTCAGGTCCAATGTTCCAGCCTTATTTCTCCCCAGGACAAGAGTTGTGTCATGGTTTGTTAATGCCCGGATGTCATTACCAAGGGTTTTGTCAAATGCTCCTGTTGCAATTTCTTCATACGCGCCTTTCCATAATTCGGTTTCAGAATTACATACCGCAAAATATCCGGCAATCACTTTTTTACCGTCCGATTCCTCACGAGTTTCAAACTTTGTCTTAAAAGTCCTTGTCAAGTTTTTCTTTTCTCTTTTTTCCATTTATTCACCACCACCCTTCAATTTATTTTGTTCTCCAATCATTCCGGCTGGAATGAAGTTCTCAAGTATAATCAGATCGTCAAGCCCCTCTTTTGGAGAGTCTCCTATAAGGTTAAGAACATCATTCCCGGTGTATATCCCACGGATATATAGATTCATCCCGATTTCTGCGAGGTCTTTTGTGTCATAAGCCATTAAACTTTTTGAATTGCATCGGAAGTACCAGTTAGGGTTATATATAAGTCCCTTTGTTAGAACTTGCTGAAAAGTATCAGCTATGGACTTGATACGTGTTCGGATAAAGTTGTTATATTCATCTCTGTCAAATTCACCCACGCCCAAAATAAAAGGCGGCACATCCAATAAGGACGCAACCGTCTTTTTATCTAATTCCACAGATTCATTTATTGCAATATCCTTGAGGGATAAAGGCTTAACTTCCTGTACCTCTAACAATTCAGCCGGAATAATCCACGGTTCTCCCGGCTTTGATTCCTTAAGGTACTTTTCCTTAACCTGTGTTCGGCCTGCTTCGCTTGCAAGTTCTTCATTCATTGCATCTACTTTTACAACGATATTTGGCATGTACTGTCCACTCATAAAAGTTTTCTTTGTGGCGTTTGCCTGTTTTAGGTTATCTGCAATATCTCTAAGGGATATTCGGTATCCGGTTCCTCTCCACGGTCTTTCCGGGTCAGGGTTAATCGTAAAATGTAGTATTTCGTCAGGATTGTATAGCTTATTGTTATATGCCACTTGATAAGATTTATCTGTTTCAATAAAGCTTACGGATGATGGTTTCAAAGGCTTTAAATCCTTTATTAGTCCATTCTCAATTGTGGGAAAGACTACTGCATTTCCATCTCCCGGAAGAAGCATAGTATACACAATATTAAATACCCATGCTTTTCTAGTCATGAGAGAATATGGGTTAATATCAATCTTCCGGGATAATTCATTCTTAATTCGTTTATCCCCATTCTCGCCATTTTCCATCAAATGAATTGTCATTCCTGATACAAGGTCTGCAATCTTCTGACATGCGGCACGTATTTCTGGATTCTGTGCAAGGCTCATATAACCTGACGGGAATATAAAATCTGAAAACGTTGCCCCTTGATAAACAATGCCTACCGGATTCGTTTGTGTCGGTTCAGACCGTATGCTTTTTTGCCTTTTTCTCTTTTTGTTTGCCATTTACTCCTCCTGTTTTCTACTTATCCACTTGTTAGCTACATTCCCTAAAGCCATATCATCCAACATTTGGCAGCACGAAAATACACCGGAATCGAATAGGTCAATTCGATTTACGCCGCCGTCACCGTCAACTTTTTCATATTGAATCATGTCATCAGTTTTCTCTATGGCCCGTACATTCTGCACGCAATATTCAAATGCATCCGAATGCAAGTAATAGAACTTTTTATTCTTTACTTTCACCTCAATGTGCCGAAATCCCTCTGACTTCACATAGAAATACTGGGGCTGGTCTTTTATGCTAAATCCGGCCTTTTTCATTTTAAGGAAAAACTCACGCCCGAACTTCTTATCAAATCCAACTCTTTTAATTTTGAATCCCATCTTCTTCATGGAGATAAACCATTTCACAATATCATCCGGCAGGACTGTAGGGGTATTACTCATAGTTAAATGTCCATCTTCTTCCCATCCAAATAGCGGAATACCGTCCTCTTCTGCCTTTTTAACGGCTGCCACACGTGGAAAGAATGCATGAGTAATGCAAATGTCAACATCCTTGTATGTGCCATATATGGCTCCTGCGGTTAAGTCGTGCAGCTTCGATAAATCGGCACCGCCATACCAAACAATAGGAAGTTTTGCAAGTTCTTCTAAAGTCCAGTTATATTGATTGTCAGATGCCCTGAACTCATTAATATCAAAATATGCTCTCAAATCATTTGTAAAGATATTAAGCGTTTTGTTCAGGTACTCACTTCTAAGCTGTGGTTCGTTCATAGCTTGTGCTGCATCAGCAAGCAACTCTTCTAATGTAACGGTAATCCCTATAGACGGAGTACACATCTGCAATACTTCGGAATCATCAAGAGCAGTAATTTCGCCTTTGCTGTTTAATACGTTCCCATCTTCGTCCTGATCTGCTTTGCAAATAAAGACAAAGTAGGAATCATAGGCTGGGTCATTGATAGAACCATTTAATACCTTGTGTAGCGTTTTTATTCTATTAGCCAAGAATCCGTCCGAAATATCACCAGCCGTTGAAATACCAATCAGCAATTTGTTTCTGTATGCTTTCATAGCATTTTTCATTAGGGTGTATTTTTTTGCTCCGGCACGTTTCCACGAATGCAACTCATCCAAAATTAAGCAGTTACAATTCAAAGAATCCAGTTTGTCTTCCTGATTTGCAATGGCGAATATATCCGCTGTTCCATCTCCGAAATCAATTGCAATAGAATGTTCCTGGTTATTATCCCGGATTCGGAGTTTCTTCACGTCCCGCCGGAGAGGTTCTATATTGTCATGCAAGAATCCAAATGACTCCATTGTCTGTTTAACAGAGTTTGCCACAATATAAGTCTTTGCCCCTGATTTCCTGTCAAGGATACTCTTTGCTTCTGCCAACGCAGCGGAGAAAGAAGTCTTTCCCTGTTTTCTGGGCAGAAAAATAAGCGCCTCGTTAAAGCGCCTAATGTCAGTTCCTTTTTTAAAAAACCCGAATAAGTTTACACAAACAAACTTCTGCCAGTCTGTAAGTATCATAGGTGTGCCCTTGAAGCTCACACCGTTTTTATCTTCACCCTGTACGTGATGTATAGTATCCTCAATCAGGTCAATCACAAAAACAAATTGTTCTTGACGAAAATCAAGGTCATTACGTTTTAGGTCTTTAAGGAATCTCTTGCAAGCCAGAACTCTATCTTCATTTGCCAGTACCTTTCTATTCGCTATGTCTTCCGCATATTTTACAGCCGTTTTAAAATGCGGTGAATCAATACGGGATAAATCCATATCACAACTTCTGACTCTTTAACAGTTTTGCAAAAGCGGACTCTTCTTTATTCGGCTGTTCAATCTCCGCATTGTATGTCTTTGCATTTAACATCAGCCTATCACTGTATGTGCCGATGTCTTTTCTAAGGTTTTCAAGGCTTGCGAGAATAGGTGATTTTTTACCCCCACTTTTTTCAGTGTCAACCATAACCTCATATCCTTCTTCTGCAAATTGTCTACTTAGAAAATTATACTGATACATCATGTCCGCATAAATCTCAATTACTTGATTGTACTGCTTTTTGTAGGTTCCAAGTTCTTTCATGTATCTAATTGTGCGGTCTTTTATAGTTTGCCTCTGTGGTATATTCCATAACACTATTCTCACCTCTCTTTCTCTTTGGAAAAATATTTTCATTCTATCGCACTATTGGAAACAGTTCCATTCCCCGGTTCCCGTTGGCTATTTCTGAATCCCAAAAGGGAGGGGGGGGGATAGCTCAATCTCGAAATACACTTCTCCGTTCTGGTCGAAGAATCTTATTGTCTCCGTCTCTTCCATATTCTCCTCACCTACTTCTGTATCAGTCCTGATATGAATGCTGTGGCCGATATAATAATACCACTCACCGTTGTTGCCAATAGACACTTGATAACTGTTATACCTATTACCATAGCTGTCAATGTACCAGTGTCAAACGCTGCACACGCTTCAATAATCGGCTGGATGAACATTACCCATATACCAAAGTAAGCCGCTGTTACGAGTCCCACAATAAATACCAGCACTGCAATTACATTTCTCATTTCCTTTCTTCTCCTTCTCTTCTTTCTTTCCATTCCTCAAACTCCTTCCTTCTCTTTCTCTGCCAATACATTCCATACGCTGTTATCTTGTTGGTATTCCTGTCATGGCATTTGTTGTGATTAGCTGATGATAGGCTAATCAGGTTCCAATCTACATATGCCAGCTCTGGATATTCCTCGGCTGGAAATATATGGTGAACTGTTGTTGCTTCTGCATAACCTCCGTATCTCTTGGCATCCTGGCACTTATATCCATCACGCCTTAATATCTTTAACCGCTTCTTCTCCCACCTTTTGGTAGTATAGAATGTCTTAACTGCTTTCATGGCCTCTCAGGCGGATGAGCATGTCTGTTATGCCTCCTTATGGTTTCTTCTATCCCGTGTTCGCTGAGGTACTTGTCACTGAATGCTTCGCCATCATAAGACCATGTGAATTTACTCAGAACATCTTTCCTCATTTCGTTATATCTTGAAGACTTTAAATTATCTCTCCACCACTGTAAATGTTTATCTACAGTCTCTTTATTGATCCGTTCGAATCCAGCTCTTAATAATTCATCGTCTGATATCTTACATTCTTCCATTGCTTCATCCTCCTTCTCTCAATCAAAAAGCACCCCGGATTAGCAGAGTGCCTTCGTTGCTCCTTCTTCCAAATGGTAGATGAGCTGATATATTATAATGCCCTATAGGCAATGTTACCTAAGATACGGAACCACAATGAGGGTAGTGGTTCCATAGTTGCCATTCTTTTTTCACCAACACTAAATATAGAATTATCGGACTCTGAATCTATTGTTAATAGTTACACCCCAGTAACGCACGGCAACAAAAACTCTGGGAATAGGGACAACAGGAGTCGAACCTGCGACACGCGGTATATAAGACCGCTGCTCTGGCCACTGAGCTATGTCCCTCTATCGCTAGTCGCTCTGAAGCAACTTGCTTGTTCTTTCAACCCACGCTTGAGCATTTCGCCCATGTGTATTGTATTTAGTGACATGACGGTTTCGTTTTGCTGCATAACGATTTAGTTTTACTTCATGATGCTTGCATTTAGCTACATGATACTCTGTCATAGCCCACATAAAACGTAATTTAATCTTAAATATTAATTCCATCCTATCACCTCTATCTTCTTAACCTATATTTGCGGATATGCTTTGTCTGGTATTCTCCGGGTGCTATCTCCTCTAAGTATGTACCTGTTATGACATAATCAAAGTACTTGCCTCTTAATCTTTTAAATAATCCCATGTGCTTTCCTTTCGAGGAGTGTTTTGGGGATACCGCATCTTAATGGCAGTATCCCCAAGGAGGAATGAAAATGTATTTGTCAGAAAGGTTTTTGAACGGTCATATTATGTTATAATCGTTCTATTATAATTATATCATTTTTATTATGTTAATTGTGTTAATCTTTGAGGTAAGCTCCAATTATTTGCGATATCCTTCCCCTGCTGTATCCCACCATTTCCGCAACTTTTTCTTGTTTCATCCCTTGCAGGAAAGATAATTCAAATATCTCTCTAATTTCTCCATTCTCTATCTCCGCTATGTAATGCTCTACCTCTTCCATTTCCAATTGAACAAGAATCTTCTCTGCTTGTTTACATCTAATTTCTTTATTCACTCGGTCATTTTCCATCGGGTCAAGCATCTGTACAGAGGTCCTAACCTCCGTATAGGGGAAATCTCTGCTTGAGCCTGATACCTTTCCCATTACAACATCTATGTCCTTGCTACAGAGATAATCTATTCTTTCGTCTATTCTTTTAAGCCTTGCCTTTTTCTTGGTGTAGCTTTTAAGTGTCTGCCTGTCCAGTTAAACCACCCCTTCCCATCCTAAGATGTTTCCTTCTGTTGGTCCTGCGCCCTTTGGCATACTTGTCGCAATCCTCTACAGGACACTTTCTCATCTCCCCGGCAATTTCTATGTAGTCGCAATGCATTTGTAGTTTTTTCTTGTCCTCCGGGGATGGTTTATATATACATGTTTTACACAAATGTCTGTCTGCGTTCCCCATCCGCGACTCTCCTTTCCTCAGCAATCTCCCTGCACCTCCCACAATCCATATAGCAGCAGTATCTGACTGGAAAGTGCTGGCAATACTCCGTTCCGTATTTATCTACCGCGCTATGTATTATGGATGGTATACCGCTCCTATATCTGCGTTTTTCCATTGTCGGGTTCCCCCACTATGATTGATACCGCCCTGCCTCCGTAAAATACAGCATTGTAGAAACTCTCATATACTTCGCACTCTGCTATTTTCTTTTCCAAGCCAACAATAGTTTCATCTCTGTTTTTGACATCTCTTTCAAGCATGTTTGCTCTGCCTATGTGAAATTTTCCTTTTTCCTTCATTTGAACAAGTTCTTCTTCCAAATTGTCAATGTTATCCTTGAGTGCTTTCACCTTCATTAAAAGTTCACTGTTGTCATTTCCAAGCCGTCTCATTTCGTCATATTCTTCCGTTGTCATTTTCCAATACCTCCGCTTTCTCTGTTTTCCCATAACTGCTATATGCTTTCCGCACAAACCTCTTAGCTGCATCCCCATCCGGTGTTTTCTCTGCCAGTCCTCCATAGTGCTGCTGGCTGTCTCGGTTCTGTTCCTTTCTGGTTCTTCTATATTTCAATTATGTACCTCCAATCACTGGCTTTTCACACCGTTCAAATTCTATTACCCATACCCACGGATTTGCACTCATTCCAAAACGATTGAGGTCTACCTTTTTAATTGTAGAGTTCCAAAGTTTATAGAAACATTCACATCCACCCTTACAAGGATTATCACACCACATATAGCTTTTGCATTTTTCATTACAAGCGTATTCTGTACCTTCCTTTAATGCTTGGTCTGGAGTAATATCCTTTAACCTCTCTATCCTTACGTCAGTAACCTTAAGCCATATCCGGGCTGCTTCTTTTGGCATGTGAATAGATGGATGCCATTTTACGATGTCTTTATCAAGATATTTGTAATCTGCTTTATAAAGAATGTCATATGCTCTGGGTTCAGGTTCAAATAATATTTCTGTTGTATCAGAGCCATAGCACCATGTTTCTCTAACATATAAAACATCTCCGATTTGATACGGTGGCTTAACTGTGCAACTGCCGTCTACGAACCCACCTGTATCAGGCTGATATCCTCCCCAGTGACACTCAAACTGCTTTTCGGTATCACCGTAGAATGGTTGAAATATCTCAATCTCATCTATGCGGTGTGTTTCGACAGGAACCTTTTTAGCAAGTCTCCGCGTGACCGTCTTCCTGCCATCCAGTATCGCATGGACCATATCAGTATTGAATAGTATCGGCAACACTCTATTCATTTGCTCCACCTTCTTTCAGAATCTCGCTTATCTTCCCGTCACCTTCGACACAATACTTATCAAACAAATAATCTTCTAACTGTTCAACAACCTTTTCAACATCATAGGCAGTAGGCTGTTTTTCAACCAGTTTAATCATGTCATGCAGAAACTCGTTAAATAATTCCTGTTCCATTCCAACAGCGGGATCACCAAAATCAGGATGATAATTTATATTTTGGAAGCTTTGATTTAATATGTCTAATAAAGCTTTGCGATTTATTAATTCTCCCTCCCTACTCACCTTTAATTGCTTCTTTAATTCACTTACCTCTTCACATTTATCGTAATACATCTTGTCTATCTCTAATAGCTGCTCCGGGGTGAGTCCGATATCCTCATAGGCTTTAAGCTTAACTGATATATCCTGCAAGATATTTGCACTTTCTGCATCTGCATACTGCCCATAAAGGTTCGCTAGGTCTAATATGTCATAAGCCCCTTCTGGATCTGATGAAACTTTGTAATATATTTCTTCCCAATCATCAAATCCCATGTCTGCCCAAATTGTTAATCGCTCCATCTCTATACCTCCACTTCCGAATCCTGAGGCATCTGGAACACCTCATTACGAACAAATATGTACGGCCTCTGGACCTGTGCGGCACTATCAAAAGCATGGTCACAATAACAACTACTCTCATATGCTGCCTGTATCATATCCAGTACCTTGATTGCTTTTTCCTTGGATGAATAACTGCCAATACTTCCAAATCCAACTGCCTCTATCTCAAATTGCTCGTAAGGCTCATGTATCCATAAACCTCCGTTGTGCTCCAAAGTAAACATTGATTCCTTATCTTGACTTCTGATTAACATAATTCCTCCTTTCACTAAACGCTGATTTAGTTGTGTATTTATACGCACTATTACATATCGCTACACACTAATATAATTATCCAATGCCTTCCGTATCACCCAGGAGATGGACCTTTCCTCTCTCTGGCAGTATTCCAGCAATTTTTTATATTGTTCTGGCTCAATACATATATTCTGCCTGATGTACTTATCATCTTTTTCCTTCTTTTGTCTCGGCATTCCTCCATCTCCTTTCCGATGCGCATCGGCATACACTTTTTCCGAATCGCTGATTTACTGACTAAGCCTTACCCTTACATATTGGGCATTTTCTCTTGCCATATT